TCTGGGTGAGATGAAACTGTATCGTGTTCATTTCCTAAATCTGCAGAGTCTGCTGCAAAGTTAACAAATGCTTCTTCTGTAACCCAATTATCTACTTGCTTACCATCAAAGTATGGGAAATATCTTGTTGAAGGTCTTAATCCTTCAGCTTTAAAGTAAACTTTACGTGAGCGAATCCAAGGAATAAGTGCTATATCAACAACTTTACTTCCAATAACTTCTCTTATCGTTTCAGATGATGCAATTCTGTTTACTTTATATGTATTTGTAACCCTATCTTGTTCATTAGGATTATATCTTGGTGAGTCAGGTTGATCGCCCCAAGCATCAGCTCTTCGTTGTTGTGCTGTTCTATAATCTCTATCGGGTGTTGATGATGTTAATGATCTATTTGCATCGTCACCAACTTCTAAATCATCTATTTCTTTACCGCCCCAGTTCCATTCCCAGTTATTCCATAGGTAAGCCTGAGTGGTATCTAATTTAGTTCCACCTTGAACAACTTTAGTTGTTTTTCCTGTAACATCTCTCCATTCATCTGATGCTGGAGATAATTTAATTGTACCTCTAGATGTAGTAACGTTAAATGGGTTAATGTTTTCTGTACCAGAGCAAATATTAATTGATTGGTATTCAGCAGAGTCATATGATAACATGACTAAGTCACCGACCTTTGTTACATTTGATGATGAGTCAGCGTTAAAGAACAACCTAATATTATTTTCGTAAAATGATGGTCTTAATAATTTTTCGCCTGGATCAATAGCAGCACTGTAACCAGCATCAGCAGTTTGTGCAAATGCTTGATCACTAAAGTTATCAACTATAAATCCAGCTTTCGTTCTAGCATTACCAGTACTATCTAATATCTGTAAGTTCTTTGTATCAACTTCAAGTAATGATAGAGCAGTAAGTTCTTCTAGTCTTTGAACTTGTTTATCCAACTTAGAGATATCGTTCATAGTATATCTCTTAGCGTCTATTGGATTTAATATAAGATCCGAATCGTTTAATGTATTAGCATTAAGAGCTATACGATATAATTCTAAAGTTCCATCTGGTGTATTAGGGAATTTAGGCTGAAAATCTGGTGTACCTTGTACGTTAATTAACGCACCGCCTTCACTAATAACTAACTTATCTGAACGTGGCTGATATGTTTGAATATCAGCAGTAATTGTATCACCATTTCTTGGTAATGGGTTAATGTCAGACAATGTTGCAATTGTTCCAGCAATTCCTGATTTAGTTGGCCTAAAGTCTAATACATCTCTTAATTCTATTTTACCAGTTACTGGTGAAGTGTATGATGGAATATTTGAGTAGTTAACTTGACCATCGTATGAGTTAACTGAATAGAAGTCACCAGTACCATGTGCAAAGTATCTAAATTGACAATAAGTTGCTGATGGCTTACTTAATCCTGATTTAAGAACAAGTCTAGCAGGTTGATAATAGTTATCTCTTTGACCATTATCAATAATAAAATTATCTATAATATCTACAGCAGTTGCACCTGCACTGTCTTGAATTGCAAGTACGTCGTATAAGTCAGCTTGACCAAGATTTAAATAAGATATACCATCTGAATCTACATAATCACCAGATGAAGTAGATGTTTTGGTTGTAGTCGTAAGCGTCTTAGTTCTTTGCGTAATTGTATTTGTTACATAATATGCTAAGTCAAACGCAGCTGACGTACCTAATCCACCAATCGTTACAGATGTAGCAGAAGAAGATACAATAGTTGGTCCAACTATAGTTCCATCAGCCTTTGTTGCTACCCATAAAGAAGTATCAGCTAATGCAGATGGAGAAGATACAGTAACTGTATATTGACCAGAACCATTTGAGGTAGCAGATAAATATCTCTGCTCTGTCATTGTTAAGTCTGATAATTCTTTTGGTCGCTTTCTTGGTAAGTCAAAAAATAAGTTATTATCCCTTGGTTGTTTGATAATTGACTTTGCAACGCCATTGAGTACTTCTTGCTCAATAGCAAAATCGTTTGTTGGACTTGCACCGATACTTAATACGTCAGTTTCAAAATTTTGGCCTGAGTACATCTTAGTATCAAAGATGTATAATCGATGTTTTGTTCCATCTTCTTCGATAGCTCTAACTCGTGCTTTACCAACAGCATTATTTGCACTGTTAAATAAAGTAGCTGAGTCTAGCGTTGAAAAATTAATTATATCAGTATGTGTACCTGAATCAGATAGCACATAGTTACCATAAACAACTGGAACATTTACGTTAGCTTCTGTTACATAAGTAAGAGGTTTAGCTATAGGTATTTTATTTGTTGTTTGGGTTTCTGCTCTATAACCATTAACATAAGCAATACCTGGTGAAACTTGTAAGTCTAAGTAATTTGTATCTGAATCGTTTAAATCAAATGTTGCTTTAAATGGTTTAACAATATAGTTACCTGACTCTTCGAAAGTACGCTTAGCCATTAGGTCATTTATTTTATTGTAGTTATCAGTTGCTGAAACTTGAGAGACGACTTCAGAATTTTTAACTGTACAATAGTAAATAAAGTCTTCAGCTGCACTTACGCTAGCTTCATCTATAACAGTCAGCTGAATTTTATATCTATCTGCGCCTGGTGCAGATGTATTAGGTGTAGTACCTTGGTTATCATACAAAGCTGAATTATCTGCAGCAGTTACGATTTGTTGTGTAACTTTAAATCCAACGTTACCACTATAATTGTTTGAATAATAACTTAGTATAAGTGATTGGGCTGGTGCAAATACAAAGTGACCTTGAGTAAAATAAGCACCATCACCGAATGAAATTCTAGTACCAGTTCCAGTTGCATCGGTTGTTACAGATTTAATATCACCGACAGATGGATTTTCTAGTGTTTCGTTATTAGCAACTTTAATGTAATTACCAGTTGAAGTACCACCAATATATTGTACATAAATAGTATCAACGTCTCCAGTTTGAGCTGCTGTGTAAAATTCTAATATTCTAAATGTAACACCAGAAGTAGCTCCTGTATATTCTGCATCTACCAAATTAGCTGTATTTGCAGGTAAAGCCAAACCGCCAGCATTAGTGTCTGTATTTAGTTTAATATAGTCATATGACTTATTAATTGTAAGAGTAGATCCAGATACGCATGCACCCTCTTTAAAAATATTTTTACCAAATCTCTCGATTTCTTTATTGATGATTGTTTGTAACTGAGTTAACTCTCTAGCTTGTAGAGCTCTACCAGCATTAAACAATATTCGATAATACTGATCACTATCTTTAAAATCATCTCTATAAGTTGATTCAAATATTCCTGAATTGTATGCTGTTGCCATTTCTTATCCTAAATTGTAATTACTACTTTTAAGTCTTCTGTTTGTGATATTGCTCTCTGTACTGCAGCTCTATTATCTATGTACAAGATATCTCCTGTTAAGTTATCAACTGCATCACTGTCAGCATCACTTAACCAAATCTTAGTTATAGTTGCAGATCCACCGCCAGGACTACTTGTAATAGCTGATGAGTCAAAAGCTGTAAATCCAGTTTTTTCAGTTTGGTTGTAATATATGAAGTCTCCATTTGTTTTGACTACATATGCTTTTGCACCAGTACCAGATTGAGTTATGGTATCGTCGTTATCAAATCCTGTAATACCGCCACTAACTGTTAGTTTCTTGGTTGCTCTTGCTTCTGCACCTTCATAATAGTTTCTATCACTATCATATCCAAGTACTAGAGGATTCTTAATTAATCCTACTTGTCTAAAGTCGTTTAATGGCCATGTTCCATTTACTGTACCAGCCGGCTGAACGTTAAACATAACTGAACTTGATTTTAAATCTTCTCTTGGGTCAGCACCAAATCCTGCTTTAGGACCAATAACTGGTCTTGCAACAGCGGGTTTAGTTACACCGCTTGAGTCTGCAATCGATATACTTGCATAAGTATAACCTGAACCAAAGAATGAAGCTGAATCAAATGCTATCTTCTTAATAACTCCACCGCTTACATAAGCATGAGCTGTAGCACTTGAACCGTTTCCAACAACTGTAATTGCTGGTGCATTAACATACCCAGCTCCACCAGAATCTAATGCAATAGAAGTAATTGCACCTGCTATTGCAGCATTCTGTATACCAACTTGTTGTGTTTGTGCAGCAGTAAGTGTTGGATCATTTGCCGAGTCGGCTACAACTTTCTCAACTGGCATATAGTTAGCAGCTAAGTATTTATTAGCATTTGTAGCATCAATAGCATATAAGAACTTCCAAGTATATCCATCAGCAGTAGTAAACGCACCAGTAGCAACACCAGTTGGTTTTACTGTTGATGGCTGTACTTCGCCAAGATTGTTTGTACCTTTTTGTAAACATATGTAAACGTTATTCTCATCAGTTAGTACATAATAAGCATTTGAAGGATAACCAGTTTGATTATCATCATATGCATTGTAGTTTGCACCTGATGTCCAGTTGTATCTTGGAATTACGAATTTATAATTGTCTACTTTTTTTACTGCTTGTAATGAATATCTTAATAATCTTTCTTGTCTTGGATTAACGCTTGGTGAAGGTGCAACGTCAGAATCGTTCCAGTCTTCTGCTCTTCCGATACCAATATAATAATTATTAACTTCATGTTTCTTAACAACATGGGGTCCAGTTAAATTACCTAAACCTTTAAAGTTAGCTAAAGCAGAGTCTTGATTAGCTGCTGATGCAAAATTAATAGTAGATGCTCCAGCACTATCATTTAAGACAACATATTGCTGACCAACATCATTAAATAATTTCTCTGCTTGTTGAAATTTTGATTTTACTGTTACTACTGCTGTCATTTTTTAATCCTACGTTATGGTTACCTCATTTTGATTAAGTACGTACCATCCATTAGTATGCCACAGCATTGTACATCCTTTATCTGCAGCCAACGTAAAAGAAGTACCTTGACCAAATGTATCAGGAGTTGCTGTGACTGTTCCTGTGTTTATATTAAGAAGATGTTTTACTTCTCCAATGGTTATTCCATCCGATATCGTTAATGCAATTGCACTTCCTCTATTAAGTATGGTTAAACTAGTAGAAGTTGAAGCTGTTCCGGAAGCTGCAGTAATTTCATCATGATTAACTGCTAACTTACCAATTTCAACTGAACCAGTTCCCTTTGCATTAATATTTATGTTGACATTTGTGTCCCCACCAGTTGCTGATAACGTTGGACCACTTCCTGTTGCAGCATTTGCTACAGTAAATTCATTTACTGCAGAACCGGTTGCTGTTACCTTAATTAATTCGTTTGCATTTGTATCATTTAACGATGTACCAATCTTAGCTGTATTTAATGTAGGACTTGTTAAAGTCTTATTTGTAAGTGTTTGACCATGTGCTTGAAATACAAATGTATCAGCACCACTTAAAAGTGGTAATGTAACTGTTCTATCAGCTGCAAGTTCACTAACTGCAAATACGTATTGATGATCAGCTGAGGTATCGTTTATCTGAGGAGTTGTTAATACTGGACTTGTTAAAGTCTTATTTGTAAGTGTATCAGTTGTTGCTTTACCTACAAGTGTATCAGAAGCATCTGGTAATTTAATTGTTCTATTCGCAGTAGGCGTAGCTGCCATAAGTGACACAGTATAACTTGCACTATCAAATGTAAGTGCACTGCTATCAAAGCCCATTACAGTCGATAGATTATTTGCACTATCAACTCCAGCTCCTAGTTTTGAATATAACTCAGAGAAGTTCTGATTAATCTTTAGACCAGCCTGGCGAAGTGTATCACCAGTTCCGTCGTTTGCAGCAGCTCCTCTTCTTAAATTTTGTCTAGCCATTAATTTCCTCTAATTATGGTTTTATTTATATGATTTAAGTATCATCTCTCTGTTGAATTTGTATATCATAATCAGCAGAATCAGGGTCCCACCAGAAGTATCTTTCCTGATCGATTGTTTCGATAGTGTTGGATAATCCTACGCCACTTGAATCAGCATCTGAGTCTTCATCAAATGTTGGTGAGCTAGCTTCATTAGCTTCAATAATTGATGAGTATTGTTTTGCTAATTGATCAATTGTTAATGCACCACTATCTAGTGATCCATAGTATTCGATAGTATCTCCTAAGTATAATCTATATTGATCATTATCACTATCGCCAACTTGAATTTGTGTTTGTTCTCCAAGTGCAAGTAGAGCAAATGTACCTTCTCCAACTATTGATAATGGTGCTGGAGGTGCTGTTACAACTTGAGGCATGTTATCAAACTCAAAGTTTGCAGCATTTACAATTTGTACTAATCCTTCAAGGTACATACCTGATGGATGCACAAATAATTTATAGATTGATTCCCAATCTGATACAGGTAAACCAATCTTAATCAGAATAGCAAAGATTTGATATAACTTATTGTTAGTTATTCTTTTATCAGTTGTGACTCCAATTTCTGATGCAGAGTCATTTAACTTAAATATCAAATCTTTACCATACACAACATCTGGATCTTCATTATAGAACATACGAAAGAATTGCTCTATAGAAAATTTAGATCCCTTTGCTCGATATAAAGTACTTGCAAATTCAGATGCTGCTCTTGGATTGCTAAACCCCTGAAAGTATGCTTGACCTAAAAGTAATTCATCTTCAATATATTCAAGTAATTCAGCATCAGTTGCAATGATATCTTTCTTTTCGTATAAGTGTTTTAATAACTCTACAGGTGAATCAGAATCTAATTGCTGATAATACTTCTCAAGAAAAGTAACCAATTTTGGATAATCTTCTTGGAAATGCTCAGGCAGAACAGACTTAACTTCATACTTCGATAAGTTAATTTCTCTTCTTTTCTTATCTACAAAAGATCTATGTGACATGATTTACCTAAGTTTGTGCTGTTGTTTCTACAACTCTTACAGCACTTCGTGATTCGTCATAACCAATAATATAATTTCTTAATGGAACTACAGCTGATTGATTAGCTGGGACTGCAGCTATTTTTAAGTAACTTCCAGTTACTCCAGTAGGTTTAAATCCCTGAAGTGATAGTGTTCCAGCAGAAGCGTTATAACTTCCAATGTTATCTACGACTACAGTTTTATCAGAAGATTTTACAATTTCTAATACATTTGAACTTAGTCTATTTCTTAGTTCACATAATACTCCATTGTAAGTAAATGTAGTGCTTGTTATTCTATGATATACATCGTCTGGAGCTGCAATAGCTACTGGATATGTAAGAGTATAACTTCTAGAAGCTGATAATACTACGCTACCAACAACTGTTGAGTCAGCAGCTAACCCAGGAGTTGATACATTAAACCTTTGCTGCATTCTAACATCTGATCGCGATGAAAGTACAGCTGTACTTACTGCATCAACATCAGTTAACATATTAGATCGTCTAAATGATTTTTTAAATTTACCAGAATTAGTTGTTAAATTAAATAACAATGTATCTTCAAAATAATCTCTAATTGCTTGTCTTACACTTGTTCTAATAGTATTTTCAGATAGTGTTGTTAATTTTCGATTAAATTGAAAGAATACATCTGCTTCAATAAATGTAACAGCTGGATCAGCAAATTCTACGTCAAATGATACAACACCTAAGTCTTTTACTAATACTCTAATGCCATCTTGTGTCGATGTTTTTTGAGCATCAGTTACGTCAGCATCATATAAAATTGATACAAACGTAGTTCCAAATTTTGGTTCTGTATTTTCTTCTCCGCCCCATGCACTAATATCATCAATAAGAGTAGAATAGTTTCTAAGAATAAGAGCTGAATAATCATTTGCAGTTACTGCTCTATTTTGTGATGCATATAAGAAAGGTGCATTTTTTCTAATTGATTCAATTGACTCTTTTGCTTTACCACCAGTTGAATTTGCAACAGTGGTTGAAGTAATTGTATAACTTTCTGCTCCAACTGTTAACTGATTAACAGGAGCAAAGGTTGAACCTCCGTTTGCTGATGGTCCGTTAACTGATAAGTAATCAACAACAATTTGTTTACCTGCAGTCGGCGTAACACCTAAAGTATTACCATCACCAAATGTTAATTCAAAGTAACCATTTGGTGCTTCTTTTAAGATATATACGGTTGAGGCTGAAGTTAATTCTTGAGCATTAGCTATATTTGTGTAAGATGTATAAAGTGAAGATGAAGGTGAATCATATACTTTTACAATTGCTGTGCTTATATCTAAATTTTTATCGGGTATAACATAAGTTAAATTTTCTTGGTAAGGACCTACGATAAATGTTTTAGTTTTCTGAGTTCCTTCAAACAACTCAATATTATTACTTCCTACTGCAGTTTGAAACCTATATGTTCCGCTTGAGTTTGAAGCAGTTAATTCTGCTCTTGTTTGAAAAGTATAAGTAGTGTCATCAATAGATGCAGTAAACTTAGTATTGATTGGCATTGTTACTGTATCTGGTCGTGTGTCAGATGAAGGTATAGTAATACTTAAATTAACTGTTGACCTAGATGCAATACGTGAATCTGGTATATAACCAATAGCTGTTGCAAGAGATACAATTGAACTTCTTAATTGAGCTGTTCCCAAGAAAGATTCATTTAATGCATAGTTTGCAATCAGTGCATTGTAGTGCGTATTATAAGCTAAAACATCAAGTATATTTGATAACCCAGATGCTTCAAAGTTATAATCAGCAAATTCGTTTTGTGCTGCTAAAAAGGTCTTTAGATTATTTTTGATTGTATCAAAATCTAAAGAAGTAGATCTAATCGTAGTTGCCATATTATCTTAACCTCGATACTGCAAATGAGAAATTAATTTGTTGAGTTGTATTTTTTATTGCTACCGTAAGGTTAACTCTTAAATCATTTTGATCTTCATTTGCTCTTACATTTAAACTTAATATTTTTGCTCTTGGCTCAAAAGCTTCTATTTGAGATATTATTCGTTCTTTTATGTCTTGAGATACGTCGCCGTTCATTAGCTCAAATAGCTGTCCTCTTAAATCTCCACCAAATCTAGGTAAGAATGGTTTCTCAAATCGATTAGTTAAAAGTAAAGTTTTAATAGACTGTTTTACTGCAGCAGCATCTTCCTTTTTATAAATTTCACCGCTTCCCTTTTTTGCAAAGGTCAAATCAATATCCTTATACTTTCTATTCCTAGCTATAACTAGGCTAGAAGTTAGGTCTTTATCTTCTGCTGCTAATGCTCTTGCCATAATACTTTATTTATAATCTAGTTTAGGCATAATCATTATATAAACCTTCAGTTGTTGAAGAAGTATCTGTGCTTAACCTACGATACTCAATTAATTCATTCTTATCTGCTTTAGCTCCATCTGCATTAATGCTAGTTGATATCTGATTTGAAAACGAAACATCATAAGTCGTATTCATCATTGGCATTTCTAAAACAATTGATACACTCAGTGAATCGTCTGGATTATATCTGTCATAAGCTAATTCTAAACTATTATAATTAATAAAGTCTTTCCAAAATTCTGCTACATCAAATGACTTAGGTATATCAACCTTTCCATCTTTACCTAAGACTTGATAAACAACCTTTGTTCCAAACCCTGTTGCTATATTTGTTTCAGTCACAACTAATCGAATATTTTTAAAAGCTTCATGTTCTATTATGGTTCTCATTGCCTCAGCTTGAATATATAAGTTTCTTGCAATTTGTTTATCGGTAGCATCAGAGTTAAATAAAGTAGTCGGAGTCCCTGGAGCTCCTAAGAATTTAGCCATAGTAATTCCAGGACCAAGTTTAGTACTAGAAGTAATTGTTGTTCTAAATTGTGGATTGTAAAGTGGGTCAACTAATAATATCATTATCTTCTCTCCGATGGAGTAAATCGCTTACTGTTATTTACAATTGCGTTATTACCAATAGAGGTATAACCAAATCTAGATGAAGGTGCTCTACCTGCACTTCGTACTGGTTCTCCATCAGTTGCAACAGAAGCATAATTTTCACCTAATAGTTTTTTCCGTATAAGTCCGTCAGCAATTACATTACTGTTTCCGTTTCTTAATTGTGCTCTTATCTCATGAATAGTTGGCTCATGATCAAACACTGTTCCATAATCGTCTGTAAATGTTATTCTATCTTTTAACGCCCCCGTTGGATCTATTTGAATATTTCTAGCTCCGTAATCTGCACCAAATATATGAGCAGTAGTAATAACTAAATTAGGAGATACTCCATCATTATCAACAGGTGCATCTGTTACCGTATAAGCACTAGTTATAACTCCAGCTGCAATTGTAGCTGGACCTAGTGCTGTAGCATAAGCAGTACCTGCATCGTCAGCTGCAGTACCAGCAGTTACAGCAGTAGTAGCTGTTTCTGCCCTTGCTGCAACTAAAGCATTTGCTGCTGTTCCAACAAGATCTCCATAAAATACAGTAGTTGCTCCAGTTCCTTCAGGTGGGCCTGAATAAGTAGCAGCATACATTTTAAATCCTTCTCCACCAAGTACACCCTTAGGTGCTATAACACTAGCTCTCTTAGCTCCAGTAGCATTAAATGCATCAGCTGAACTTATTGCAATGCTACCACCTGATGTCATTAGCATTCTATCATTAGAGGAAAAGTCTATTTTACCACCAACGTAATCTTCATAATTTCCTTTTACTCTATTTAAATCATTACCCAATACGGTTGTGGTTTTATCTTGTAATATTCTTGTTGATTGAGATTTATGAACATCTTTTTGTTCATTACCATAAACAGTGCTAAATGCATTACCGTAGACTTCATGAACTTCTTTATTATGAACTTTAACGTTCATGTTTCCACCAACAGTTAAGTTATAATCACCAGTAACGTGTA